GTGCTGGTGCTGGTGCTGGTGCTGGTGCTGGTGCTGGTGCTGGTGCTGGTGCTGGTGCGGGTGCCGGTGCTGGTGCTGGTGCCGGTGCTGGTGCGGGAGCAGGTGCGGGAGCAGGTACTGTATTAATGGTTCCATTTTCAATAGCTAAGGGTTGTGTTGGTCCAGGTAGTACATACGGTCCTGGTGCTGGTGCTGGAGCAGGTGCTGGTGCGGGAACAGGTGCTGGTCCTGGCGCCGGTAATGCCAATTGCCCTTCACCGCAGCATCTACGCATCAACGCCATCAGTTCATCCATCTTCCTATCCAACTGGTCAAAGCGATTTGTATAATCATTCTCTACAACATTCTGTATGTGTAATACCGTGGCATATAAGGTTTTAACCGAATTATCAATATGCTCAAACTGTGGTCCATAATCTAGTGGTGCCAAAGGCTCAGGGCAAGGCTTTATCTTACGTATTTCTTCCAGAACCTCATCAAATCGGTCCGGTAAACTTCCACTCAAATCTTGAAGATTGCTATCCACCTTACGAATCGCTTTCATGACCGCAAGGTGGTCTTCCGCCAACTTTGTTTCCAATGTTGTAATCCGTTCATTGACCCCTGGTAAAATATTATTCACAATCTCAATGATTCTTGCCGGTGTCTCCCCCAAGGTATCCTTTACTTCCGATAGCTGTATCTTAATATTTTTGACAATCGCTAATACTGAATTATCTATATCATTGCCATTGATTTGTGTCACCTCCTTTAGAATCTGCTTGAGTATAGCTAAAATGTCAGGATTTTCAGTGAACTCCTTCACCTTCTCAGCATTTTCCTTTATCACGTTTGCCGCCACAGAAGCTATCGGTGAAGGGCGCTCCTTTAGAATTGCTAGAATTTCTAACAATAGTGATTCAAGCTTGGAGTGATCAGCGTCTTTTGCCGCCGCCACTGCTTCTACTGCCTTTTCTGGAGCCGGTGTACGACCTATAAGCGTGAGTATGTTTGTCTCAATGGTTCGTAGACGGTCAAGAATATCGGTTAATTGTCTTGTATTTTCCCCTAGGGCTTTAACATTACTTTCTACGGAATGGTCGGACATATCATTCCCGTTTGCCCCTGTGGGACCCGTGGAACCATTTCTACCTACAGCACCATTTGCGCTATTGACACCATTGACACCATTGACACCATCTACGCCCTTTGGACCAACAACCGGTAATGGCAGGGTGGCAGGATTTATAGAGGAAACAACATCACGCGACGTTTTTACAATCTCTTTCAATTCCCTAATCTCATTAAGAACCTCCGTATTATCACAAGGATTTGTCGGATCTGGTACACCTACAGGACCGGCTGTAGGGGGCGCAATAACTGTATCACCCTTCGGACCGGTGGCACCCGTTGGACCGGTTGGACCCGTTGGTCCCGCAGGACCCGCCTTTGAATTTGCCATTGCCGCTACAGCACCGCCCTTTGAATCGTATCTACCTGCCGACTCTGTTAGGCACTTATCCTTATCCGCCGGATTTAGAACACCATCGTCAAACAGCAGTGTATCAATCTCTGCTATCATTAGATTCTCCCCCGTTCGTAAAGCGGGGCTTGTACCTACACTTGCCTCCGCGTTTATAATACGTGCCCGTTTGAGGCAAAGGATTTTGCGAACTAAATCGGGTAATGGAGGCATACGCTTACTGACTATCCAATTCAAAAAGTCGCGAATATCCTTTGGTTTTATTCCAAGACGATCATTGAACACAACAGTGTTATTTTTTCGTACAAGTATGCCGAATTCTATTAGTGCGGTTTCGTCTTTTGGTATATACCCGCGAGGGTTTTCTTGCCGAAGTTTTACACTGTCGCTGTCATTCGCGACCGTATAACCTAATAATGTAGCCATACTCTATTATTAAGTTAATGTATTTATTTACGAATTATTCCGGGCTCATGTATTCATGTATTCATGTGTTCCTCTTACGGCGAGTGTGCCGTCTGTTGCGACTGCGTTTATTACCGGTAATACCAGCCGTTCGCAAAAGTTCCTCATTCGCTTCAGAAATTGGGGCGCTTCTTCCTTCTAACATATTACGTGCTTCTTCAGAATTAATACTACTTACACTATCTGTGTTATTATCTGTATTATTATTTGTGTTACTACCTGATGAAATGGCGCGACGACGGCGGTCTTCGGCAATCATAGCCGCATTTCGTGCTACTTGTTCTTGTAAGGCACGAACGGTAGGATCAGACGATGGTTCTTCGCCTGTAGAAGGATTTACAATAGGACTTGTAGGGGCTTTCGGTGCTCTGCGAAGTAGATTAGCAGTTTGTTTTGCTATTAATTCGTTTCTTTGTTTATTCAATGGTAAAATTCGTAAATCAATTGTCTGTTGTTTTATTTTTTTAGATTGCTCTAAACTTTTTATATTTTTAACAATTCTAAGTTGCTGGTCCCTTGGCTTTGTTCTAATATTTTTTGCTAACTCTGCTTTTTTTGCTCGAAATTCTTCATCCAATCTTGTTTTTTGTTCACGAAGTGCTGCTAGTTCCCCATCAATCTTTTGTATAGCTTGTTCTGTGGCTTGTGCGGCTGCTTGTTCTGCTGTTTTTGTCGCCAATTGTGCCGCAACTGAACCTGGTCTTGGTATAGACGCCGGTGGTGGTGCTGGTGCTGCTGGTGCCTGTACTTGTCCTTGCGCTTGTATTCGCGGAATACCTAAAGTTGCCGCAACTGAACCCTGTCTTGGTTCTGCTCTTCCCAATACATTTTTCACTGTAGCATTATTCATTCTTTTCTTTCCTCTCAACCAATTCTTCCATGACCGTGTACCTTTCTTAGGAACATCTGGGGCTTTTAACACTTGTTGTTTGCCATCAGATTTTTCTGCTGCAGCTTTTCTTGCTAATGTTAACGCATTAAGTGGTGCGGGTGCGGGTGCGGGTGCGGGTGCTGGTGCCGGTGCCGGTTCTGGTGCCGGTGCGGTTGCGGGTGCCGCCTGTGTGTCTGCCGGTAATGGTGGCAATGGTCTATTTGGTTGTAGTGGTGGTATATTTGGTAGTTCTATGTTTGGTGCTATTGGTGCTACTGCTGGTACTGGCGGTGGCAATACACCTCCTGGTGGAATTACTACACCAGTTGGTATATTTGGTAATTCTATATTTTGTGCTACTGGTGGTGGTAATACACCTCCTGGTGGTGGGGGCGGTACTACACCAGTTGGTATATTTGGTAGTTCAACAGCCGGTGCTTTTCCTAGCGGTATTGAAGATTTCTTCATAAGCTTACTTACATTTGTTTTCCATGAGCGCGTTTTATTACGACTATTTCTATTTTTATTGTTACGTGTCTGTCCCTTTGTAAATAATTTGACAATTAGAGCGCGAGAAACTGGCAAGTCTTTCTTAAGTACCCATTGTATTCCATTATTGACCACTTGATACTCTTTATCGGTTGCCGATTTTAGCCAGTCCGCAATAATTGAAAGTTTCTTAGGATTGGGTTGACTGTAAAAAGAAGCAGGAATATACGATAGGTCTGCGGTTGCGATAGCGTGACATGCTACATAATACACAATATGTATTATTTCTTTTATCTCTTCTTTTGTCAATTTCCTTGTGCCGTGACCAAGTATATTATACGCCTTATCTAATTTACTACGTTCATCCTGAATTGGTACATAATTGCCGTCAAACGCGTTTCCTAAAAACCAGTCATTAATACTTCTTGTCACTTGACTACCTTCCAACGGGTACTGAACGTATTTGTCCTTATTGAATATATACATTAACCAAGGATGAATATCAACTACATAATTCTTACCCTTCTCAAATATGTCGTGTATTAAAGCAAGTTCATTGATATACAATCCTTTAATTGAACAACCATTATTATAAGATATACCCGTTGTAATAATAGATAATTCTTCAGGCATTCCGGATGCTTTCCATTGAAAAGCCATTTCCGTTGTGCGAATAGTTACATTAATAGCATTCAATGTTTGCGGAGTATCTTTATTTACCTCGGTTGGACCACTCACCCAAGTACTTTGTTGAAGATAATACAGTAGAGCTCTGTCAGAATAATGGAATATGCCAGTAAAACGACTTAAAAATTTCCACGCCTCCTCTCCATTCTTTCGACAGTTGTAGGCAAGGAGAGGTTTCTTATAATTTAGATAATTTTCATATAAATCAACTAATTCAGACCGATCCATAGCATCTTCAGCCGTTATTCCTAGAAAATTTTCATTTTCTTTATTTGCCACTGCCGTGCGCCAATCCCTAAAAAATTCCCTTTCGGTAATAGCATTTAATCGTCCTTTAGCTAAATCAACTGGTTGTTTATATTTAACACAGTGAAAGAAATACAAAGAACGCTTGAATTGCTCTTCCCACGTTTCTGTTAATGGTTCGCCATCCTTACCACTTAATGTTCTTGATTTTCCTCCGCACTGATTTGCGATCTTTTGTGGCGTTAATCCCAAGTAAGCGAATTTTCCAGTACTTACAGGTTCCTCTTCTGTATCAACAGAAGGGGCTGTAATCACCGAATTTGATGGTGAATCCTGTGGAGATGATGGTATCTGTTTATCCGCTTCTGCTTCTGGTTTCGGTCCTGGTGACATATCCACTAATGGCGCCATACCTGGTGGCAATGGTGGCATAGGCGGTGCCGGTAGCGCCGTTAACTCCGAAGGCTGACCTACTATTGGCGCCATACCTGGTGGTAGTGGTGGTACCGGTGGTGCCGGTGGCACTGGTGGTGGCGGAGGACCATCTTTAACAATAAGTGTAAACAAGTTATCAACAGTATTATCAACCGGGATATTTGCCTTAAGTATAAGTGTAAAAATACGGTCAATATCACTTATGTCTTCAGGCTTCGGCTTCAAATCGTTAATAATCTGTTGATTAATGGCGACCGATATGTCACCCCAAGGCTTCTTTGTTTTCCAATTTTCGTCATATATTTGCTGACTCCGTGCCTTTGCCGCCAACATAGTTTCCCATAGCACATACTGTACAATCTCACAGTCTTTTGACAATGTTAGACTCGCATCAGACTGACATTTCGGTAGCTCTTTGAAAAAACGTCCCAAATACGGCATCAAACACGCTGCGTTTTCCTTATTGATTCCCAGCGCTACCAAAATCTTATCCTCCTCCGGTAATAATTTATTATTGGCATCCGCTGGATTTTTAAAATACGCTTCACGACGGCGGTCATCAAAATCAGTTGCGGGCAGGGTGAACCCCTGATTCGCCAAATAAACAGTGACTGACATCTGCCCTTCCTACTTAGGCATTTGTTGATTTTATACGGACTAAACCTTGCCTCGTTTGGTTATGGTTTAAAATGTATGTTCTTTTTCTATGCTTAGAACACAATGACTGACCTAGACCATTCTACATTGATGAATTCACTGAGCCCCTTAGGGTTAGAGCGCCGTGCCGTTACCTTCAAGAACCAGAAGCGCGTACTATGTAAGCAGGACCAAGTTGTTCTATGGTTACAGGAATTTTATACTATTCCGGGCAACCTAGAGAAATTACTATCTATTTTACAGGGCAAATCGGAAATTAGCCTACGGCTTGTAGATTACTTTGTTACCAATTATGCGAAGAAGATGAATACATCGTTCACCAAGGAAAACCGTCATTTTCTAGTGTATTTTAATTACAAGCGTGAACTTAATGCCTATTCTAAGCGCCTTTTTGACCCCTTTTGCCGTCGTGAACGTATTCAATTTGAGGCGCGTGGTCAGACACCCTTTGTAACAACCGTCGGTCAGCTAAACTTCTTCCGTTGGTTTATTGAGAAGGAGATTTACGATTATGTTCTCACAAATCGTGAGTCCATTGAGAAGGATATGAATAATACGCTCAAGGAGCATTATTCCCGCACAAACAGCACCGCATCAGTAGGGGCGTCTGAGTCTCTAACAAATAGTGTGGATACAGCGGTTTCGGCGGGAGCTGGTTCTGCGAGTTCGGGGTCCGATATTTCAGTAGCTACGCCACCGGTGGCAAAATCCTCCCGCAAAAAGCGTTGCGAACTCACAACGTCGGCAATGAAGAAAGTTAACATCCACGAGTGCGAAGTGGTTGTTTCGTTTAGTTGAAAAAACATTACACTAAAGTAAGGGATGGGGGTGCTAATTATTTTACGTGCCTGGGCTATACGTATATGGCACTTTCTTCTGTGCTCCCTAGTCATCTTTGGGGCGCTGTTTTGTACAAATTTTAGAGAATGCTTCTTCATCTTAGGATTACTTGTTTTCATTATAGTTTCCCAACGTGTTTATAAACAGTGTATGTTTACTAAATACGAAAAAATGGATGGGCTACCAAGTATGTCCGAAATTATGAAAAGTATTGTATTAAATAACGATTCTACTGTACCGTTGGCATCATTTGAGCTTATGCTCGGTAACATATTTGTCTTTATACTTGTATTCCGTATGATATCAATGGTGGTAATACCACCAAAAATACTCTTCGGATAGGCATTGTTGCCTAGTGCTTTTTAAACACCATTTCGAGCACAAATAGTTGGCTCGGATTACGTGCTGGTAATATCTTATACTGCTTAGGATACTGCCTGACTGAATGGAGTAGGCGCACTTCGCACCAATGCTGGTAGTTTGCCTTCTCTTTCGCACTTTTGGATCTAGCATCCTTCCACTCCCGTAAATTCTTGTTATGCCACGCAACTCCGTAACGGTCCACCCCGTTTGTGTCGTTTAGTGGCACTAAGGCGACTGGGAAATTCTCCCAAATACCCTTGCGCAATTTGAGGTCTGGCACCTTGTAATCTTCTAATATTTCCGAAACGTCCTTAAAATTCCGTCTAGTTACATTATTTTTCGGTGTTTTATTATTACGTGTTTTGTTATGAGGAACTTTCTTGTTATTGTTTAGCGCAATATTTCCCCACGCAAGATTTCCTTTTAACATTGTCTGGTAAATAGGGTCCTTCGCAAGTGCCTCAGCAAGCGCTTTTGATGGAGATTTTGGCGATGACATACCCTTACAATATATACTGATTATTTATTGCGCCAGTCGTCCTGCTTTGGTCGTAAGAGCTCATACGCTTGTAGCGACTGAATATCTATCGCAGTCTTGGGAGGTAACCAGCGGTCCTGAAACTGCCGTTGTGTAAGAGACCTATCCGTATCTATCGCAAGTTCACGGTTATCTTCAAATACTGCCGATTTGAGTTCACGTATAATATTACGCGACCCATCGCCGTCGGCGTCCAACCGTTGCATATAGGGATTCTGTGAAAATTCCTTCGCAGGGGCTTTGATTGGACCCGCCGGTGGGGGAACGCCTAACGAATCGGCGGTAGCCGGTCCCCGCTCAGGATTCGGTATGTATTCTGGCTGATTGCGATACTGAACAGCATTTGTGCGAGACGGAATCGGATTCATATCCATATATGCCGGAGGGTTACGTTGAAGATTATGTGACGATACTTGTGTGGGCGGTGTTGCGTGAAAAAAATCCCACGCACGACTGTTAATAGCATCGCGTGAATTATACTCTTTGCGTATTCGTACTATGGGACACGTTTGTGGTCCTGAGGTGGGGTCTTGTAAACCAGGATAACCAAACCGCCGTGCCTTATCATAAGCGTCCCATCTCGCCTCCAACGAATCCATTCTATCTTTGGTAATGTTCTTCCTTACGGGGTAGAACGCTGACACATTGGTGCCGTTCTAAACCTTTGACGCATTAGTAATAATAATAAGATGTTCCGTGTAAAGACACGAAGAGTTAAGCGTGCAACATCTCCCTTACCCGTTATACCGCCGTCTCCGCCGATAAAGCCAATGGTTCCCGTTCCTGTCGCCGATATATCAGGAAGTGTACCACCTATTGGCGATATAGATATATCGGGAAGTGAGCCACCAAAGGCTCCTACTACACTTATGGGGCGACTGACGAATTTCTTTGAAGCGGAATCCCATGCCGCCTCTACCACAAAGCCGTGGCTACGCCTTGAACGTGGACTTCGCCTTCAAAAGCTACGCACGTTTGCCGAATCGTACCCAGGATTGAGCGGTGAAGAGAAGGAGAATCTGAATAAGGCGCTTGTTAAGGCAAATGATTCAAAACTACTGAATACAAAACAGCAACTTGTATACGAAGAGGGTAAAATTCTAAACATTCGCGGTTTAAAAATAATACGCGATGGAGATCCAACACACTCGGCGTCCTTCAAAATTGAGGTACATCGACAAACAAAGAAAAGAGGAACAACCGATTCATGACACAATTAAAATGTCTGTTAATATAGGAATGCCTTATTCGGCCTCCATCCAATGGCTGGACGATTGGATAAATGCGGATCCGCCTCTACTTCTTGACACGTACGATTTAACTGAATGGATGGAATGCGAGATGAACGAAGCGAATAAAATGTTCATTCATAATGCGTTTAAATCATCACGAGCGAAAAATGATGCGATTCTCATTCTTCGCGCGGTATACTATGAATATTTTCTGTTTCAACAAGAATTTGCCATACGAAATTTAGCCGCCTGTCCCGAAAATGTTGAAAGACTTAAAGCACTTCCTCAGTCGGCGCAGAAATCAGCAATGTGGCACAACGAAACATTAGAACTTCTAACAGGACACGAGTTTGGTAACGTAGTGTACGGAACACAAAATAGCAAAAATCTTGTGATGGCAAAGAAGTGTGGTACGCCCGTGGTCGTCAATGAGCACGAACAGGCAGCGTCGTCGCAAATCGTCTTTACATTTGATGCTGACGGGAAACTGTCGGCATTCAAATGGGGGTGGCGATTTGAGCCGGTTGTACGTGACCTTTACGAGCGCTGTTTTGCTGAAGGCGGTGTATTTGACGGTTTAGGTCGTATTCGGCACCCATTTCTGCCACGTTTAGCAGCGTCACCTGATGGAATTATTACTAGCGGACCCCGGTGCGGACGCCTTGTAGAAATCAAATCGCCCATCACCCGTGAGCTTAATGGTATCATTCCACCGGATTATTACTGCCAAATGCAACTTCAGGCGGAGGTCTGCGATGTCAATGCCGTGGACTACATTGAAATGCGTTTTACGTCAATGATGCTCAAAGACGCAAAGTATTCGGCTGCCGTGGGTGCTAAGAATCCGTGGATGGGTAAAATTTATGTTGTTGCTGCCCCACCCAAAATGGTAGCGGTAGAGCGGGAAACGGGAACCGTAATGGAGGAGAAGTATGACCCTGAATCGTACGAATACCGTTACAGTCCCTTGTTTCCATCTACCAAAGCTGGATTTGACGAATGTTGTGCCTGGACTCCTGACAATATAGATGGATTGGTGGTGCTGGAGCAGACTGTGTGGTACGTCTATGACTACTTCACGAAGACGGTTCCGCGCAACCGGCGGTGGTGGGCGGAAGTCGGTCAGCCGGCGTACGAAGCGTTCTGGGTTGATGTAGAAGCGGCGCGAAAGGACAAGCGGTTTGGCGAAAAGGCGCTGTTTCTGCCGGATTCTGATTCTGACTCCGATAATGAGGCTACGGCTAAGCCTAAGGCTACGGTTGTAAAGGATGGGTGGCTCGGCGTGGATTCCGACTAGCAGTCGTTTTTTTGATTTGTATAGGTACCAGTGGTACTTATACAAATTGTTGGAAATGGGAAGGGCTTACTTGGCACACTGGGTTCTACGAGGATAATTCGTACCCGTAGCCGGTGTCTGTCCTATTCCGCCCGTAGCCGGTGCGTAGAATGTGCCTAAAAACTCGTGGAACGGCGCCGAGCATGAATCGGGATACTTTCGGGGATAGTTATTGGTGCGTTGTAAGTAATTCCGGGTCTTCTTCAATACTTCACCGGCATCGGTTTGGTAACATACTTGCGACGTTGTCTTATCCCAACCCGCCTCCGCCTCCAATACGCCCAACGGTTGAAGCATTGGTGACAGGAGTTTTTCCGTGGACACAGAGAACGCATCACCAGGTGAAAGGGAATCCTTCGCAGGTATGCCCTCTGGCATCTTCTCCTTTGATGTCTCGTACTTCCAGTCCTTGAACCAGAAACGATCGTTCGCTAAGTCCTCTGCCGCCTGAAATCCTTCGTGTAACCGAAATTTATTAAGATTTGACAGCCCTACAAGAGCAATACCAAATACTAGAAAGGAAAATACAAGCCAACCCGTAGCCACCATCTTGTTTAGGGGTGCGGTAAAAAATTGAGTTCTTTGATGCGTCCAAAATTGCCTCACACATTTCCCAACAATGGAACAGAACATGCAAGTTGTGAAGCGCGACGGACACCGTGAGGATGTTGCCTTTGAAAAGGTACAGGAACGTATTACGAAAGCCGCCGCTGGTTTGACCGTCAATCCTACTAAGGTGGCACAGGGCGTCCTTGCTCGTATTGTAGATGGTATTACAACGACTGAACTCGATAATATTACCGCAAGTCTTGCGTACTCTTGGTCCACAATCCATCCCGACTATGCCGATCTTGCCAGTCAAATTGCCATTAGCAATCACCAAAAGAATACACCTTCTACTATGCTTTCCCTTGTAGAAATCCTAGATGCCGTCTGCGACAAGAAGGGGGAGCCGGCGTCCCTGCTTGACCCTGCGTTTGTTACGCTAGTGAAAGAAAATGCCGACCTGATTGAGTCAAGGATTTGCTATGACCGCGATTTTCTGCTTGACTATTTCGGACTCAAGACATTGGAACGGGCGTACCTGCTCCGTGATACAAACCGTCGTGTTATTGAACGCCCCCAGCATCTATGGATGCGTGTAGCCCTTGGTCTATGGGGATCGGACCTGAACCGCGCATTTGAGACCTATGACCTGATGTCCCAGAAGTTCTATACTCACGCTACACCAACGCTGTTCAATTCCGGCACAAAGCGCCCACAGCTCTCCTCCTGCTTCCTTTTGGCAATGAAGGAAGACTCTATTCGTGGAATCTACGATACCCTCCAGGACTGTGCGCTTATTAGCCAGTACGGTGGTGGCATCGGTCTCCACATTTCCAACATTCGTGCGACCGGATCGCTGATTAAGGGTACCGGCGGTATTAGCAACGGCATTGTTCCAATGCTCCGTGTATTCAACAATACTGCGCGGTATGTAGACCAGGGCGGCGGTAAGCGCAATGGTTCCTTTGCGATGTACCTGGAGCCTTGGCACGCTGACGTGGAGGACTTTCTGATGATGAAGCGCAATACTGGAAGCGAGGAGGAACGTGCTCGTGACCTTTTCTACGCTCTATGGGTCCCTGACCTATTTATGGAGCGCGTGGACGCCGGTGGCGACTGGACGCTCTTCTGCCCTAACGAGGCTCCTGGTCTGGCTGACTGTGTCGGCGAGGAGTTCAAGACACTCTATGAGCATTATGAGGCAACGGGACGTGGGCGCAAGACGGTCAAGGCGCAGAAGCTATGGTTCACTATTCTGGAATCGCAGATTGAGACCGGTACGCCGTATTTGCTTTACAAGGATGCTGCGAATCTCAAGTCCAACCAGCAGAATCTTGGTGTCATTAAGTCGTCCAATCTGTGTACGGAGATTCTAGAGTACTCGGCGCCGGATGAGACGGCGGTCTGTAACCTTGCCTCAATGAGCCTACCGGCGTTTGTTAAAGATGGTACCTTTGATTTCAAGCTGTTCCGCTCGGTAGTCGGCGTAGTCATTAAGAATCTCAATCGTGTTATTGATATTAACTTCTATCCGATTCCTGAAGCGGAGCGCTCCAACAAGCGTCACCGTCCTGTCGGGCTCGGTGTTCAGGGGTTGGCAGACGTCTTCGCAATGCTTGGACTCGCTTGGGAATCATCTGAGGCGATACTTCTGAATAAGCGCATCTTTGCCCATATGTACTACGCAGCGGTGGAGTCGTCGTGCGACCTTGCGGCAACGGAGGGACGCTATGAGACGTTTGTCGGTTCCCCAGCATGGAAGGGTAAGTTACAGCCCGATCTATGGAATATTAACCCAATTCAAGATGAGGGTCTGGACTGGGATGGGCTTATCAACACTGTGCGTCGTATTGGTATGCGAAACTCCCTACTTATTGCTCCAATGCCAACCGCCTCCACGAGTCAAATCCTCGGCAACTGTGAATGTATCGAGCCCTATGCGACGCATATCTTCACGCGTCGTACCCTTGCCGGTGAGTTCATCGTACTCAACAAGCACCTTGTCAAGGCGCTCCTTGCCCGTGGTCTCTGGTCAACTGAAATGAAGGATGCCATCATTCGCAATAACGGTTCCGTCACTGGGGTTGATGGTGTGCCCGAAGATATCCAAAATGTGTTTAAGACCGTCTGGGAAATCAAACAAAAGGTGTTGATTGATATGGCTGCGGACCGTGGTCCGTACATCTGCCAGTCGCAATCGCTCAACCTGTTCTTACCCGAGCCCGATTTCCGTAAGCTGTCGTCTATGCATTTCTACACTTGGCGTAAGGGGCTCAAGACCGGCATCTACTATCTGCGCACGAAGGCGGTGGCTTCGGCACAGAAGTTCACCGTGGAGCCGACTGCTGCGGCTGAGTTAGCACCGGTCAAAGAGCTTTCAGCTAAAGAAGAGAAGGAGTGCTTGATGTGCTCATCGTAAACTTAAAGATATACTGATTCTTTTTAACTATAATGACGTCGGTCTTTACAACTCTGATTTACGGCGATGACGCGGATATGCCAATCGCCACCTTTACAAATGCTACACTTTCCGATGCCGCTATTATTACTATTGCCTATCTACATACCCTAGGCAATATAGATGTAACGAATGAGTTTATTGCCCAGCAGTTTGCCAATCCTGCTACTTTTAGCAACCAAACACCACCCCGTGCCGATGGACGTCTGTCAGTTCATGAAGTTGGATTTACCTACAAGACTCATGAAGAGCCTACAATGACACACAGAGTCCATACCACAATCCACGACCGCACGTGCCGTTGTCCAATCCATCGCACACTTGAAACTCTTGCCCTTGATGCTCAGGCACTGGCTTAGCTTCAAAATTTGACGGCTTAAACTTGAAATCCTCAGAAGGTATAGAGGTATAAATGAAGTTTTGTACTCGGTGCGATAACATGTACGGTTATGATATCACACCGACCAGCGC